GTTGTCGCAGCATTCTTCAGCTTGTCACCAAAAGCTGGGAGGAATTAGGCGTGCAAGGAATGGAGGAAATGCCAACTAGCACCCGTGCTTCAATGAATGGACAGGTGGATGAGCGGATTAATTATGAGAGTTGGCTCAACAATAAAACGGCTGAAGAGAAAGAGCTGGTTCTAGGCAAAGGTAAAGCAGATTTATGGGAACGTGGCGTGATTACGTTCTCGGATATGTTAGATCAGAGTGGTAGACCGCTGACGTTGAAAGAGCTATACTCTAAATCTAGCTTAGTGCAAGAATATAATCCTATGGATGTAACAAAAAAATATCAGCAAGCGGCTGAAATAGAACCCAAAATCACAAAAGCTGTGACAACTATTATCGCTTCTGTAGATGGCGAGGTTGCTGGACTCGAATATCGCTTAAAATCAATGGATTCGTTGAAGCGTAAAATAGAAACTGAAATGATGGCAGGGATTTCTGAGCAACAAGCAATAGATAACATTAAAGATGTTATTCGCTATACAGCAATATTCTCGCCTGAAAATTTTGTAACACAATATAGGGAAATGCAATCCGCTTTAGAAAAACAAGGGTATAAAACAATTATTGTTAAAAACACTTGGAAGGACGGTGCTGTTTATAAAGGCATTAATACATTCATCACTACTCTTGTAAAGAAAGATAATGTAATTTTCGAGATGCAATATCATACAAGTGAAAGTTTTGCGTTAAAAAATGGTGAATTACATCAGCTTTATGAACGTTTTCGCGACCCAAATACCGAACAAGAAGAAAAAGAAAAATTGTATATTGAAATGCAGAAATTAAGTGCTAAATTAGTTACGCCAAAAGATATTCAAAAAATCAAAGGAGTAAAATAATGTATCAATACTACTTAGCTCAGTTAGATGATAATCAACAAAAATTGATTCGTGGTATGGGTAATAATTTACTTTCATTTGCTACCTATGAACCTCATAAAGAAGATTGGGATAAAAAGTTTGGTTCGTTTTGGGCGGATAAAATCTTAGTCAGCGATTTTGATGCTTATCGTGAAATTAGTGAAAAAGAAGCCATTCAATTTATCAAGGTGCATTAATGTGGGCAGAAAAAGCTGAAGTATTGGCAAGATGTTTGCATCACGGTCAGAAAGATAAAGCCGGTAAGCCATATATAGAGCATTTGGAATTTGTTGTAGAACATTTAGACGATTCAACAGATGAAATGCGTGCTGTTGCTTGGTTGCACGATAGCGTGGAAGACACGGCAATTAGTATTGATGAAATTCAAGAACAATTTGGTAATGTGATCGCAAATGCCATCTTGGCTATATCAAAACGTAAAGATGAAGACTACCAAGATTATTTAATTAGAGTTAAGCAAAACGCTTTAGCGCGTTCAGTTAAATTAGCAGACTTACAGCATAATGCCGATCTTTCTCGATTGCCTAGAATCAAAGAAGAAGATATTCTCCGTAAAGAAAAATATTTAGCGGCCATGGCATTTTTATTATCTTAACCTAACAAACATTATCAACCGCTTGTAGCGAAAGTTACAGGCGGTTTTTTTACGCCTTGGAAAAGGCACAACCTTAACTAACTGGAAGGAAATCCAATATGAAATTAAAACTTGATGAAAATGGGCACGTGGTTGTTGAAAACGGGATGCCTGTGTATGTTCACGAAGACGGGAAGGAAATTCCGTTTGATGCCACAAAAGCCACAGCCAAAATCGCAGAGCTTAACAGTGAGGCGAAAAAACACCGTGAAGCCAAAGAGCAGGCGGAGGCAAAACTCTCGGCATTTTCGGGGATTGACGATCCGAAAGCAGCAATCAAAGCCTTGGAAACGGTGAAAAATCTCGATGATAAGAAGTTGATTGATGCGGGCGAAGTGGAAAAGGTGAAAGCAGAAATGCGTAAAACCTTTGATGAACAACTGGCAGAATTCCAATCTCAAGCTGAAAAACTGCAATCGCAATTGCACGCAGAACTAATTGGTGGTTCGTTTGCTCGCTCTAAATATGCCGCAGAACATTTAAATTTACCTTCTGATGTGGTGCAAGCCTTCTTTGGTAAGCATTTCAGTATTTCAGATGAAGGTAAAGTGGTGGCGAAGTTCGCCGATGGCAATGAAATTTACAGCCGTTCACGCCCAGGCGAAAAAGCCGATTTTGAGGAAGCATTAGAGGCGTTAGTCGGTGCGTATCCAAATAAAGATGCGATTTTAAAACCATCAGGTACATCAGGTTCAGGTATTGGCGCGGGAACAGGCGGCAGCAATGCCCCTAAATCCCTTGCCGAATGCAAAACTGACGCAGAAAAAATTGCGTATATGCAACAACATTCATAATCGGGTGCAAGAGATTGCACCTTTTTTATTCACGGTGCAATCGCACCATAACATAGGAGCTTATTATGGCTTTTGACTTACAAGTCTTTAACAAACAAACGCATTTAGCGTTAACTGAAACTGTCGATCAGGATATTGAAAAATTCAATCAAGCCTCAGGTGGCGTGATTACATTGCAAAATGCGCCAACACAAGGTGATTTTGATATTCGTGCGAGCTTTAAAGCGATTCAAGGCTTAGTGCGTCGTCGTAATGCTTATGGCAGTGGTACGGTGCAAGCGAAACGCCTAGAGCAATTACTCAATGTAGCAGTAAAAGTGGCTGCAGGTACGCACCCGATTGAGTACGAACCGCAACAATATCGCTGGGTATTACAAAACCCTGAGCTTGCTGCGGTAGAAATCGGGCAACAACTTGCCAAAGCCCGTTTAGCGGATATGTTAAATACCGCAATTTTAGGGGCGGTTGCTGCGATTGGCGGGCAAACTACTGCAGTGTTAGACGACAAGAAAAACGCCCCGAATTTCCGCACGCTCAACAAAGCGGCAGCATTATTTGGCGACCGCTCCAGCGCATTAAAAGCGTGGATTGTTCATTCAACCACCTTACATACTTTGTACGACAATGCCTTAACTAACGCAGAACGTTTGTTTACTTACGATAACGTGAGTGTGATGCGCGATCCGTTTGGTCGCTTGTTTGTGGTCACGGATAGCCCTGCGTTAGTTGATAGTACCGCTTCAGCCTATAACACTCTAGGCTTGCAAGAAGGGGCGATCGTGGTAAGTGGTAACAACGATTTCAATAGCGAAATGCAACCGAAATTAGGCGGTGAAAATATCGCAGCAGTTTATCAAGCAGAATGGACTTATAACTTAGGTATTCTTGGTTATGAATGGGATATGACTGCAGGCGGTAAATCCCCTGACGACACCAAATTAGGGGCATCAGCCAACTGGCGTAAAACCGCGACTTCATTGAAAGACACCGCGGGCGTATTGGTTAAAACCAAGTAGCCATATCGCTAAAAAAAAGCACCCCCAAGTAACGAATTACTCGGGGGTTCTTATTTCCCTTGCTCATTAATTGCAAAAGGAAATAACTGTGCGAAATTGTACCAAAACAAAATTGAAGATTCTTCTAAATAAGGAGAAAAAATGAGCGCTTATGTTTCTGTAGAAGAAGCTGATGCATATCATAATCTCAGAATGAGTGCAGAAATATGGGGGGCACTAAGTGCAACAGAAAAGGCTCGCCGATTAGTCAATGCATCGGATTACATTGATAGTGGCTATATCTATTTAGGAAAGCCATCCGATAAACATCAATTACGAGCGTTCCCACGTAATGGGGATACAGACGTGCCAGTAAAAGTAAAAAATGCAGTCTGCGAATTAGCTTTGGAAGAAAATTTAACTCAAAATCCAACCGCACTTAAAAGTGCAGTGAAAGTTGGTGAACTTTCTGTAACGTATTCTTATCCTTCAGCTGCAAACGGTGTAGAGAATCAGCGATTTAGTTATGTGGCGCAGTTGTTGAGAGAGTTTGTTCGAGAGAAAGGAGCTATGCGTAGAGTATTGCTTGAACGGGGGTAAGAATGGGATTTTATGATGAGTTGGCTGATACTGCAAAGACCTTGTTAACCGAATTTGGGGTGCCATGTAGTATTGAACAAAACATTACCAGTGATTACAACGTTAAAACAGGTGAGGCAGCTCGACGCAAGCGTCGCTTATTGGGTGTTTGTATATTTAACCAATTGACCTATGACTTTCCTCAATTCCAAAGTTCTGGTGTTTTAAAAGGTGAGGCAAGCTTAGTTCAACAAGGCGATGTGTCTATTACGTTAAGCCTATCATCTCCTCTTTCGAGAGAGGAGCTGCTTTTAAGTGTACTCCTTGTTAATGGAGAGCGTTGGCAAATTGTGAATTGTCAGCCATTGAAACCATCTGGTATGACGATTTATTACAAGCTTCAGGCAAGGTTAGTAAATGGGTAAATTTGTAGCTGAAATTGATGCTTTTAGAGAACGAACGATGCAACGTGCAGATATGTTGGTACGGAAAATCGCATTGGATACATTTAAAAAAGTGCAATCTAAAACGCCTGTCGATAGCGGGCAGTTACGTCGGAGTTGGACAGTCTCGGTGGGAGAAGCACCATCTGTATTTAATGGTTCTAATGAAGTGATTAACAATGCAAAATTTGGTAATACGCTTTACATTGCGACGGATAAGCCTTATGCCTTGACGCTGGAATATGGTTTATACCCTAAACCAGGAGGGCGTAAAACAAACAATGGCTTTTCGATTCAGGCTCCAAAAGGCATGGTGAGGATTACTGTGCAAGAAATGGAAGCGTTATTAAAGAAAAGTAGGTGGTGATTTTAGATGAAACAAATTATTCGGTCTGTATTACAAACACACTTAAACCAATTAGGACAATTTAATACCGCATGGGAAGGCGTTTTAAATACGCCCAAACTACCATATCAAACGCTCCACTTAACTATTTCATCTAGCGATACAGGTGCAATCTCTGATCGGCCACATGCTGAAGAATTGGGTTTTTTGCAATTAACGTTATTTTATGAGGCAGGATTAGGCACGAAAGCCATTGAGGAGCGTGCGACAGCTATTCGACGGCATTTTTACGGTCAGTCCTTTATTAAGGATAACGTTCAAATCATCATCCATAAACCGCCACTTATTGGCGGTATTTTTTTAAACGATAATAAACTGGCGTTGCCAGTTACAATCAATTTTACCGCTTATGAACTCTAGGAGGTTATATGGCAAATGCACAAGGTGTAAAACGTAAGGTTACGTTTGCAAAAGAAACAACATTTGGAGTACGTGCTGCAAAAGGTATTGGTAAAGTGATGTCTCGCACAGAAAGCTCACTGAACTCAACCTTTGATTCATTCTCAAGTGAGGAAATTCGAGAAAATATGCAACGCTCTCCATCCATTGTTGGATTTGAAAAAGTGGAGGGCGACTTGAAAGGTGAATTGTCTGCAGGTCAATGGTCTGATTTTTTTGCAGCCGCATTGCGCGGAACATGGACAGAAGCAAAATCGCCCGTATTAAAGAAAACTGGCACTGGGGCAGGTGAAAAACAAGGTAAATTACTCGTAATTCCTGAAACTGGCCATACAACTGATTCCTTTACGCTTGAAGACACCTTCGCCGATATTGGATTAAGTCGCATTTATACAGGTTGTCGAGTATCTAAAATTAGCCTAGATATTCAACCGAATGGTATAGCATCGATTGCGGTCACCTTTTTAGGACAAAAAGGCGAGGAGAGTCAAACTGCATATTTTACTGGTGCGCAGGAAGTGACTCAATCAGCTAAGGTTGCAGGTGTAAATGGGCAGCTGATGGTTAACAAAACCAAAGCAGCGTTAGTTACTGGTTTGAAGATGGACATTGATTTGAATGCGTCGAGTGAGGCGGTACTGGGCGCGAAATACGCACCTGATGTGTTTATTGGCACAGTGGCAATTAGCGGATCGTTTACGATGTATTTCCAAGATAAAACCATGATTGACGCGGTGCGTAGCGGCGCGAATCTTTCTCTTGCTTTAAGAATGGATGCTGAATCAGTCGACAACGGAGATTATTTAACGTTCATCTTGCCAGGCGTGAAAGCAACTTCTATTGAAATTGATGACGGTGCAAAAAACCTTATTCAAACCCTAAACTTTGATGCTTTCCCCGCGATTTATGATGCGGAAAGTACAATTGATGATGTATTAAAGAAACCAACAACACTCATCATTCAAGATTCATTAGCCTAAAGCGCGATGAAATTTAGTCATACTTTATAGAAAACAACCCCCGAAAGTTCATCACTTTCGGTTTTTTTATTTCAACCCAATTTATAAGGAAAACACAATGGACTTTTCTAAATTAAATACTGTTAAAGCCTCTGAAAATACTTATCGCTTTGAAGTTACTCACCCGATTACGGGGGAAGGAACTGGAGCAATGATTGATGTCTATGCCTCGCAAAGTGATGTTGTACAGCGTTTCCAATCTAACGTCTTACGCAAATTACAAAAGCAAGAATTTGAAAACCAGCGTACCCGAAAACCACAATTTAAAGAACTCTCTGAATTGAAATCGGAAGCTCTTGAAAACGCCATTGTGCGCGTAGCTAGCTGGGAGAATTTAGAATGGGAAGGAACTCCTCTTGAGTTTACCCCCGCCAATGTGAAAATGCTGCTTACCCAGTGTCCTTGGTTGGCTGAACAAATTATTGAACAGTCAGAAGACTTGGGAAATTTCTTGAAGGCCTGATCGAACATCTCTACGAGTTTGCTCAGGCAGAATTTCGTCTTGATAAACGACCAGACAATTCCAAAGCGACACAACGCGAGCATCTTCAAGTTATTGAGCAACAATTAGGTATAACGCCCGAAGAGCTAAATAACCCTCCGCTCAATATTGCGGTGGGTTATTTGCTTGAGTATTTTTATGCCGTATCCTCCTCCCGACAGTGCGGAATGTCCGCTAATCCTATTACTTTTAGTGAAATATTGGCATGGTCTCAATTGACTAATACTTCATTGGCAAGATGGGAGATTGAGGTGATTAAACGACTTGATATATTGTGGTTGAATATTCAAGCTGAATAGCTCAAGGTTTGGCTTGAGCCTTTTACTAAGGAATGAATATGAAAGAATTTACTTGGCAAGCCGACTGGAATATGAAGCGGAAAAAAAAGCCGAATGTAAATATAATTCGATTTGGTGACGGTTATGAACAGCGACAATCAGATGGCATTAATAATAACCTAAGGACTTACGATGTAGTCTTTAGTGGCTCAGAAGAAAAGATCAAGGCAATAGATATATTCCTTGATGAATGTCGTGGGGTGACAGCCTTTTCGTGGCAACCTTACGGAGATAAAAAAGGATTGTTTACCTGTGGTGAATGGGATGAAACCAAAAAAACAGGATATAGCACGCTAACAGCAACCTTTAAGGAAGTTGTTGCATAGAGGTAAATTATGGCAGATTTCGCACAATTAGGCATAGAGTTACGTTCTATAGGGGTTGATAAAGTTAATCGTGATATTCGTTCGGTGACGGATAACGCAAAATCTACTGAGCGCTCAGTGCAATCTCTTTTAGGCGTAATGGGTAAATTAAAAGCCTTAATGACAGCTGGATTGGGAATTCAAGGCCTTGGGCAATTTATTCAAATATCCGACAAAATGAAAACCCTTGCTGCCCAGGTGAAATTTGTCACTAATTCATTTGAAGAATATAAAGCTGTTCAAAGCCAGCTTTTCTCTATTTCACAACGTACTCGTGCTGATTTAGAGGCAACAACCACAATTTATGCTCGCTCTGCTCGAGCATTGAAAGATTACGGTTATAGCCAAGAGCGGATTCTAACTTTTACTGAAACGTTAAATAAAGCGATGGCAGTAGGTGGAGTGGGCGCACAAGAGCAGGCGAGTGCGCTTTTCCAGCTTTCACAAGCATTAGGTTCAGGTCGGTTACAAGGTGACGAGTTCCGTACTATTGCTGAAAGCGCCCCCATTATTTTAGATGTTGTTGCGCAATATATGGGGAAAACCCGTTCAGAAGTGAAACAACTTGCTTCTGAAGGTAAAATCACCTCTCAATTGTTATTTGAGGCTATTACAGGCGCAACTGAGAAAATTTCAGCAGATTTTGAAAAAATGCCTTTGACTTTTGGTCAGGCAATGACTCAATTGAAAAACCAAACACTTAAATTTGTTGATGATGTCGGTAATCGCAGTGGTATCTTTGATGGGATGGCTGCATCTGTCTCATTTTTAGCCAAAAATATTGACTATCTTTCGGTGGTGATTGGTTCGGTTCTGCTAGGACAATTAGGTAAAGCCTCTGTCGCAGGGATTAAGTCTGTATTAACTAAACGGCAAGAGGCTGTTGCGGCTTTAGAGGTTGCGCAGGCTACATCTGTTCAAGCTACGGCTGAATTAAGACTAGCACAAATACAAATGCAGTCTTTACGCGCCCAATTAAGTTTAGCTCAATCAGAACAAACAAGAATGGCGCTACGTGGTCAAATGGCCACCCAAGCCTCTCAACTTACAGTATTAATGAACGCAGAGAGAGAGGCAACAGAAAGGGCAGCGCTTGCTAAACAAAAACTATCTTTGGCTGGGCGAGCATCAAGTGGTGTTTTAAGTCTATTAGGTGGACCTATTGGACTGGTCACTACTGCGCTTACTTTAGGGGCGGGGGCATTTTATACCTGGAAACAAAATGCAGAGCAAGCCAAACAGGAAAATCTTGATTATGCGAAAAGTCTTGATGTGACAAGTGATGCGTTACAAAAATTGACCGCAAATCAGCTAGAAGCAATGAGCGCAAAATTGAAGCGTTCTATGGCAGAGCAGAAGAATCAAATTCAATCATTGATTGAAGAAAAATCAAGAATGGAGCGCGCATTATCGATTCAAATTAAAAGCATGGATGAGGATAACCTTTGGCAAAATCAATATGCACTGAAACACTATAATCAACTTCTTGAAGATTTAAAAATCAAGAAAGGCGAAATAGATTCAGCTAATCAGCAGTTAGCGAAGTCAGAGCGAGATTTAAAATCTATTGGTGCAGAGGAGTCAGTTCAACGTTTGAAAGAGAGTGTAGAAAAGCTCTATCCTGAATTACAATTTAATAAAGACAAATTTGTTGAGTTAAAACTTTCAACAGAAGACTTTAAAGATTTGTTACCAGACGCCAATGGTAAAATCTTAGGGATGGCTGATGCATTAGCTCAGGCGGCACAAAAAGCAAGATTGTTACTTAGCGGTGTAATTGGCGTAAAAGAAGAAACCGCAGGTATTGGCGCAGATGCTCAAAAGGTTATTGACGATCTTCGCCTTGATCGAAAAATTGCTAATGCAAAAACGCCGCAAGAAAGAGCAGCGGGAGAAACAGAAAAATATATTAAACGGCTTTCTGAGCAAGGCAAATATAGTAAGACTGAACTTGATGCAATCGAAAAAGAATATCAAGCCAATGCGTTAGCTAGAGAGAATAAGGGGAGTGGGAATAAAGTTGATTATGTCAAACAGTACACTGATCAAGTGACCCAACTCCAACAACGCCTAGCGGACATAAAAGCCAATCTGCAAGATGGTGGAATTAGCCAATATCAAGAGTTAAAAAAACTCACAAACGATATTGCTGCCAATGGTGAAAAATATGCGCACTTTGGTGCAGAAGGACTTGCTAATCTAAAACGCCTTGCCAGTGAAATTGACAGTGGGCAGCAGCAAGTTGCAATCCGCGATTTAGGTGACAATTACAAAGAGCAGATTGAGGCTCGACAATTTGAATTGACGCTTATTGGTCAAACAAGTGAAGCGGTAGATCAGTTACGTTTCAATCATCAACTAGAGCTCGAAACGGCAAAATTGCGCAAAGGCATGACGCAAGAAAATATTGCCTTACTTGAGCAGACGATTGATGAAATTAAACGCTTAAAAGAAGAACAAGCTAAACAAACCGCAGAACTAAAAAGCGATCCAGCGGCTGGATTTAGAGATGGTTTCCAAAAATTCCGAAACACGGCGGAAGATGTGATGGGCAACGTATCTCAAATCACGTTAAATGCGTTTAATGGAATGTCGGATGCCGTAACTGATTTCATATTAACAGGCAAAGGAAATTTCCGAGGCTTTGCACAATCAGTGATTAAAGATATCACATCAATGATTGTAAAGATGATGATTTTTGCATCACTCAAGGCGGCGTTCGCAGGAACATCTATTGGCAAATTTTTCGGGTTTGACTCAAAATATACTGGTGGACTCGTTGGATTTGATGAAGGGGGATTTACTGGCCAAGGAGGGAAATATACGCCAGCTGGTATTGTTCACAAAGGCGAATATGTCTTTACCAAAGAAGCAGTAAGCCGTTTGGGTGTGAATTACCTCGATCAGCTCAACTATCAACGCAAGGCTAAACCACAGGGCTACGCAAGCGGCGGTTCAGTGGGTGGATACGCACCAAGCACACCAATGAATGCGAATAATCGGGGCGTGAAGGTAAACATCATCAACAACGGTGAGCCAACAAATGCCAACGTGGAAACCAAAGAGACCAGTGGCGGCTTAGAAATTACTGTGGAATTAGTGCAAGCCATTGCTCGAAAAGAGGCAGGAACAATAATGCAACAAAATATGAGACCAGGTGGAATGTTCGCCTAATTTTAGGCGAATTTTCCATTTTGTGATCTTGTTCAATGTTTTTTTGATGTTTTCAAAATAAAATGCAACCGACCATATTTTCAGAGGAGGTTGCATGAAAAAATTATTATTAACTGGGTTAGCTTGCGCATTATTGGTAGGGTGTGCTCAAGAACCGTTAAAAAAACAAACAGCGTCAGGAAAAGCAGAGGGTGAATATCCCCAATATACACCTGAACAAGTTGCTGATGCGATTGTTCAACTTTGCAATGACAAAGGATATGTTATTGAAGAACAGGCTAAAAATTATGTTATTTGTTCAAAAGAAATGGAGGGAGGCGGAGCTATCATGATGCAAATGATGATCGGTAATTCGTACTCCACTACACCACAGTTAAAAGTTAGATATTCCATTAGTAAGTTTAGAAACGGAACAAAGGTTTGGGCTAATGCTTGGTCTGAATCTCAGATGGCTTTTGGGCAAATTAATAAAATGCAATTGGATAGCAATAACGCAAGAAATGAGCTCCAAGAAGTTCTTGATAAGAAATTACCCGCTTTACTTAAGAAATAATATTCGGTTACCTACAAACTCAAACACGAAGAAGCAGAGAAATTCAGAAATTTTATGAAAGAACACAGTGGTGTTTACCCATTTTATTTTAGGGATTCTGCACTTAATGGCGAGTTAGTGAAAGTGATATGTCCTAAGTTTCCTCGTCAAGTTGGCAAGGTGTACACGATATTTACTTGTGAATTTGAAGAGGTGGCTTAAAAATCCTTAAAGCAGTTTAAAAGAAATTTAGTCATTAAGTTGTGAAAATACATTTAACAAAGCAAGAGTGTGGAAGTTCTTCCACGTTACACAGAAAATTAGCATTGTTATGATTTTACAACGCAATCGAAAAAAACAAACCCCGAAGCGTTAGCAGCACTTCGGGGTTTTTATTTACCCCTTATTCCAAGTTTAACCAACTAAGGAGCAATTTTGATTAAGTATACACCAAAACATCAAGTTAAGGTAGGTGGAAAAATGAGTGAAAAAGATGCAGGCATTGCAGGGAAAATGCTAGCAAGTGCAGCAATTATTGCAGCGGTTGGTTTTGCCATTGGCGCAGCGTGCTTCGGAATTAGCTTTATTCTATGAAATGCTAGAAGTAATTTCAAAAGAACCTATTGCACGCCGATTCGCTTATACAGTGATTATTTGCTTATTTATAGCGGTGATTTGGTGGAAGCTGCCTGATGTAATTATGGCATTCAAATAGTTTTTACTAAAAATAAATAAACAGAATTATTGTATCAATTGTAGATTGAACTTTCATATTTTATCCCCACATAGAGGCAAGCACAAAATTTTATAAGGGGTAAATGATGAAAAATTGCGTTGTAATTGTTAAGAAATCGGCATTGGAGCTTTTATGCA